ATCCAGAAATAAAAAAAGAAATAAATAAAAATAGATTAGAATACCTAGAAAACTTATCTAATGTAGTTAAAGCCGATAAAAGATTATTAAAAGGAATTGAAGACTTACCTGAAAAATGGAAAGACCTTACGTACAAACAATTTAATGAAGGTGGTAACAAAGGCAGATTAGATGTTTATAATAAAATAGACATAGATGATGCTATTGGGGACATTGAACAAATGAAAAAAAACTTAGAATTTAAAGATATTCCTGGAAAAGAAATTCAAAGAAAAATGAACGCTGATGGTGGATCCCAAGGACTGGACTATTTAATGGGAATCGAGCGACGAGGGTATGCTGAAGGCTCTATGGACATTCTTCCTGACTCTGCCAACAATCCTTTTTATTCTGGATGGGAACCTTCTAATACTTCAACAACTTCGACACCTAATACAGTTGATCAATTAAACAACGCTATTCTATATTCCAATTTTGTAAATCAAATAGACGCTAGATCTAATGACACTAATGCTACTACTAATTCTACATCGAACACTATGAATGCTCCTTTTACTAGTTCCTATTCTATGACTCCGATGGATGCCCTGTTAGGAATGATAAGTCCTGTTACTGGAATTGCAACAATGGCAGCAAAAAATTACGGCTATCCAAGTCTTGGCTATGCACTTGGAGCTATGACTGGGTTGGGACCCGGTGGAGCAGGGGGTGGTTATGGAGCATCTAATACTTCAGGTGCAGTAGATACCGGAGATTTAGGATCAGAAGCAGCTAATGATGCAGCAACTGCAGCGGCGGCGGCATCTGTAGGAGCAGCTTCTTCTGGAAGCGAGGGTTCTGAAGGAGGCACTGATAGCGCAGGAGATGGTGGAGATGGTTATGCAATGGGTGGAAGAGTTAACTATGCGTATGGTTCAGGAAAACTTTTAAAACTATTAAAAAAAGGAAAAAAAACTTTACAAAAAAAATCGACAGACAACATGACGATAGACCTATCCGATGCTATGGATGATAGTCGAATCATGAAAGAAATGGGATTACAAGGCGGCAAATCTGGAGACTATGATAAGTTTTTAGAAATGAAACTGTCCGGAGAACTAGGGCCACAAAAACAAATGAAAACCATTAAAATGGAACTGTTTAATAAATACTCTAATTTTTTAGATGAAGCTACTATGGATCTTGTTCAATCCAGTGATGATCCACAAAAAGTAGCGGAGGTATATGCAAACGTTAGAGAAGCATCTATTTTGAAAGATCGAGGACTTGGCACGGAAGAAATTGTAAACACTATTGTAAATACTCCTAGAACAAAACAGGCGTATGGAACTAAACCACAGGGCTTAAATTATTTAATGGGTTACTAACATGGAAATTAGTAAATACAATAAGGCAATGCAATTCCTGCTTAAGCCTAAATACCTCACTAAAGATTTTATTATCCAGGCCGCTAGCGACGAGCCGCTAGAAGCTTTTGATGATACTATAGTAGAAGATTCTTTAATAAAAGAGGTTATGCCTTATCAGTCTCCCGAGATGCAAAATGTAATGCCTTCTTTTAAAAGTATGGAAGATCCTAGAAATAGACAGATTGAATTAGCAACCGGTGGAGTCGTGCAGCGAGAACAATATGCAGAGGGGAAAGGTTTTTTTTCTGATTTAATAAAAGAAAATATTTCTCCTGAATATAGAATGTATGCAAAAAGTATTTTACCTGGAGGTAAACAAGGGAATGTAGATGAATCTTATTTTACAGAGGATTTTAAAAAAGACTTAAGACAACAATCCTTAACTAAATTTAACGAAACGGGAAAATTAAAAGGCTCGGTGGGAGAGTTGGATACCCATTTTAGATCGGGTGCAAAAAAATATGGGCAAGGGGAACGATATGATATTAATAAAATAATAGGACTTCCTTCTTCCTATGCAACATTAGGCTCGTATAATTATGAAGTAAACCCCGACAATTTAGATGTTAAAATAAAAGATAAATATGATTGGAATCCCGCCTATGGAAAAAACCAAGAAGGAAAAACAGGCTGGGTAGGAAATAAAAAAGGAAAGGATGTTTCTACGTCCATGATAAAGAATTATTTAATAGAAGCTGTTAAAACAGGAGAAATGGATTTAGGAGATGCTTTAGAATTAATTGGAAATTATTTAGGACCTAAAGCAAGTAAGGGGGAAGGAATAAATGTAGACATAGATATACCTACTCGAGATATTGTTAATCAAGGAGAAACCTTTGCAACCGGTGGAAGAGTCGGTCTAGAAAAAGGTTCTAAACCTCCTAAAGATAATTTTACTATTCCTATAAATCCTATGATGGAGGAAGGAATACAGGATCCTAGTAAAAGAGGATTTTTAAAAGGAGCAGGTGCAGTTGGAATAGGTGCAGTTGCCTTTGGAACAGGTCTTTTGAAATTAGTAAAAAAAGGATCTAAAAAATTAAAAGATATTGAGATTGATCTTTCTAAGTTAAAGGGAGATTGGGAACCTGATTATGACGGAGGATATATTGGTGGGTATATGCAATCGTTTGGTTTAAAAGCAACCACTAAAAAAGGAGAAGAATTGTTAGCTAAACTAGCTAAAGAGAAAAAAATAGATGTATCCAATAAAGGTGATTACACTGGATATACAAACAATATAGATGATGCCTCTATAGATGCTTTAGAAGAAATTAAAAATAAAACAGATTATAGTCTCTCGTTTGAAGGAAAAAAATTTAAAAATAAAGAAGAAGCAAGTGATTTTTTACGAGGAGAAAATAGCCCCTGGACACAAGAGAATCCTTATCAATCCAATGCAAATACTTTTTTAACGGAAGAGGCAGAACATGTAACGGATCTTCTTGCTCCTAAACCAATAAAACAAAAAATTACAGAAACTATAAATGATAGAATAAGAAAAATTGAAAGAGAGAGTAAAGCAACCGGCGGAAGAGTTGGTCTAGAATCTGGAAAAGAAAATAAAAAATTAATTACAGAATTTCTTAATTCAACAGAACAACAAATTTTTTCTAATTTTGGAAAAAAAATATCCTCAGGATTTGATCCAACCGATGTATTACAGGGACTTCCAGAAAAAGAATATCAAATTATGAAAGGAGCAATGAGTAAAGTAGGAAACCTTGTTAAGATGGGAGTACGAGCAGCTCCAGAATTATTAGTAGGCACAGGCCCCATAGGAGCAGGAATTACTGCAGCATTGACCGTTCCTTTTATGATTGCTGATTTAACAGAAGGAAAAAGATTTTCAGAGGCATTACAAAATCAAGCAAGTGAACTTACCTTTGGACTTATCCCAGAAGCAGATAAACGTATTATAGAAGAAATAGGTGGACCAGAAGCTGGAATTGGTTTTGAGATACAACAAAACATAGATAAGTTAAAAAGTTTACGAGAAGATTTAAGAGAATCAGAAAGTAAACCCCAAGAAAATATGATGGATCCAGAAGCAGATTTTGCACAATCTACTTATTTAGATAATACAAGAAAAGAATTACAAAATACCATTGGATTATTAATACCTTATCTAAATCAACGAGGAGAATTGGTTGCTCCTGAATACAACGCTTATTTAAGAGCTAGTAATAAATCAGAACAAGAAAGAGCTTATCGAAAAGGGATAGGTGATTTACAAACATTTAATGGTGGATTTGATGAAATGTCTATTCCTGAAGAAGGACCTTTTCAACAAGACATTAACAAGTTGTTAAAAAAACAAGAACAATTAGAAAAAAGTTATTATAAAAAATCTTATCCAAGCGTTATGCAAGGAACGGTTGGAGAACCTGTTGATGATATAATTAATAGAAATTACGTTTACGCAATAGGTGGTAGAGCGAGATTAGAAGAGAACCCTCATGAATTTATTGAGAACAAGTATGGACCTGGCCCAGATTACAAAGACCTTAAGGAATATTACAATGATTAAACCAAAAAGACTTACCTTAACGATACCCCCTAAATCAGGGCCTAACCCACAGGGCTTGAATATTAACTATAATACTGTTAAGACAGTAAAATCGGAGAAAATAAATGGCAGAAATAGACAAGTCGTTACCAAACGAAGTTAGACCACGAACACCTGAAGAAGAACTACAAGGAGAAGAATCACTAGAAGTGATGACTCCCGGTGGAGTAGAAGTTTCAGAAACAGGAGTAGTTGAAAACGAAGACGGTAGTGTAGATATTAATTTTGATCCTTCTGCTATGGGAGAAGAAGCATCTGAACATGGTTCAAATTTAGCTGATTACATGGAAGACCAATCTCTAGGACAATTGGGATCCGAACTATATTCTAATTACGAAGACTATAATAATTCTAGAAAAGATTGGGCGCAAGCTTATCGAGAAGGATTAGATTTATTAGGATTCAAATACGAAATGAGAAGTGAACCTTTTCAAGGTTCTAGTGGAGCAACTCATCCTGTACTAGCAGAAGCAGTTACACAATTTCAAGCATTAGCTTATAAAGAATTATTACCCGCAGATGGACCGGTACGAACACAAACGTTAGGACTTCCTTCGGAAGAAAAAACAAATCAAGCAACTCGTGTCAAAGATTTTATGAACTATCAATTGATGGATCAGATGCAAGAATACGAACCAGAATTTGATACTATGTTATTTCATTTACCTCTGGCCGGATCTGCTTTTAAAAAAGTATATTACGATGAGATTCAAGGAAGAGCTGTTTCTAAATTTGTACCCGCAGAAGATTTGGTAGTACCTTATTCTGCAAACTCTTTAGATGAAGCAGAAGCAATTATACATGTTATTAAAATTTCTGCTAATGAATTAAGAAAACAACAGGTGGGTGGTTTCTATAGAGATGTAGAATTAGAAGCAGGTAGCAGCAATGAATCCGATCTAAAGAAAAAAGAACGTGAATTAGAAGGAGTAACTAAGTCAGGATATAATGATGATGTTTTTACTTTATTAGAATGTCATGTTAATTTAGATTTAGAGGGTTTCGAAGATGTGGGAACAGACGGAGAACCTACCGGTATTAAACTTCCCTACATTGTAACTGTAGAAGAAAACTCTAGAGAAATTCTATCGGTTAAAAGAAATTACGAAGAAAACAATCCAAAGAAAAACAAGATACAATATTTTGTCCACTTTAAATTTTTACCAGGTTTAGGTTTCTATGGGTTTGGTTTAATTCACATGATTGGTGGATTATCTCGAACTGCTACTTCTGCTTTAAGGCAGTTACTAGATGCCGGTACCTTGTCTAATTTACCAGCTGGATTTAAACAACGAGGAATAAGAATTAGAGACGATGCACAAGCTATTCAACCAGGAGAATTTAGAGATGTAGATGCGCCAGGTGGAAACATAAAAGATGCTTTTATGATGCTTCCATTTAAAGAGCCTTCGCAAACTTTATTGCAGTTAATGGGGGTCGTTGTAACAGCAGGTCAACGCTTTGCTTCAATAGCGGACATGCAAGTAGGTGATGGGAATCAACAAGCGGCAGTGGGAACGACCGTAGCGCTGTTGGAAAGAGGAAGTAGAACTATGTCTGCAATCCATAAAAGATTGTATGCAGCTCTAAAACAAGAATTTAAATTGTTGGCTAGAGTGTTCAAATTGTATCTACCTCCTGAATATCCTTATGACGTAGCCGGTGGAGAACGAGTTATCAAACAAACAGACTTTGATGACAGAATAGATATTCTTCCCGTTGCTGATCCAAACATATTTTCACAGACACAAAGAATTTCTATTGCACAAACAGAATTGCAATTAGCTATGTCCAATCCACAAATTCATAATCAATATGCAGTATATAGAAATATGTACGAAGCTCTTGGAGTTAAAGATATTGATCAGATACTAGTTCGACCCCAGCCCCCACAACCAAAGGACCCAGCATTAGAGCAGATTGATGCTCTTGCTGGGAAACCATTCCAGGCATTTCCAGGACAAGACCATCGCGCGCACATGACTGCGCACATGAACTTTATGGCAACTAATTTAGCTAGGAATGCACCGCCGGTTATGGCAGCTTTAGAGAAAAATATATTTGAACACATTTCTTTGATGTCTCAGGAACAAGTAGAAATAGAATTTAAAGATGAGATGCAACAATTACAGCAAATGCAACAGCAGATGAAACAAATGGCACAACAAAATCCACAAATTCAACAACAGATGCAGATTCAAACAAGAATGATGTCCGAAAAGATTGAATCTAGAAAAGCAGTGCTTATTGCAGAGATGATGGAAGAATTTATGAACGAAGAGAAGAAAATTACCTCTCAATTTGACAACGATCCTCTTACAGCTTTGAAATCAAGAGAGTTAGACCTTCAAGCTCAAGACAATGAGCGTAAAAAACGTCAGGATGAGCAAAGAAACGACTTGGATCGTATGAAAACTATGATGAATCAAAGTACGGACCAACAAAAACTGAATCAGAATGAAAAACTATCTAGATTAAGGGCGGATACTTCTATAGAAAAAACAATTCTGTCTGCAGAACTAAAAAACAAGTACCAAAACTAACAAAAAAGAGGTATAACCATGACTATGACAACTAAAAAAACTAAAAAAACATCTGTAGTTTCTAATAAAGGTGGAAAAACAATTGAGATGACAAAACCAAATGAATCTCAAAAAGTTACCGTTAAAGGAACAGGAAAAGCTAGAAAACAGACTGCTACTTGGTATTAGTACATGCTTCCCGCATTAAGTATTATAGCTCCTTTAGCAAAAATGCTGTTTTCTACAGTAGATAAAGCTATCCCTGATAAAGACCTAGCAGAAAAATTAAAAGCTCAGCTTAATACTCAACTATTATTATCATCAACTGAAGAGTTAAAAGCAGCAGCTTCAATCGTAGAAGCAGAGGCAAAATCTAACTGGTTTGTAGCTAGTTGGAGACCTTTGCTTATGTACGTATTAATATTTATATTGGTCTGGAATTATGTTCTAGGACCTGTTATAGTATTATTTACAG